ATTAACTTTTACTACCAATTGACATTGCTTTGGACCCTGACCATCGGGAGTAAAGCTATCTATACTTTCATCTGAGTCTAACCCAAGATTATCTGTTCTTATGAAAAGAGTTAGCTGATTACTACCAATAGACGTTACTGAGTTGACAACATCATATAATCTTCCAGATGTGTTGTGTCGTAAGTACATGTTTTTATATGCACCATCGACACTATATAATGTTCTGCCAGTTTTGGCAACGGTACTTACTACGACTCTCTTAATACCTGGGGTGTCAGAATCTACAGAAGAAACAGTCTGCACATCAGAAGCGTTACCTGTGCTAGTTGCTTCACCAAATAAATACTGGCTAAACTGACCTTCATATGTAGACTCTACAACAATTCTAGATATATCCTCTTCTGCTTGCTCAAAAACATTTGGATCGCCATAACCACCACCAAAATCTGGAAATGTTGGGCAAGGAAAGTGACTACCAGTTTTATATTGCTCTATCTCGTCTTTTAGTACAGTAAACATATATTGCCAAACATACCCATCTTGAGTAGTAACTTTACTGTAAACAGTGTCATCTACTGCACCAGGCACTTCTCTAGATATTGCACCATTGTTATTATCAATACACTTTAGCACCAAGAAGTTGTTACTACCATCTTCTTGTACAGTAACGATCATGTTAAGAGTTTCGACATCTTTGGCATCGTCATACGCATCATACACTCTACCTGCTACATACGGATTTTCTAAGAACATATATCTAGCGTTAGCTTTGGTAATTCTGTTTCCGAATATAGCCTTTCTCTGAAAATCTCTTTTCTCCATCTGCGTATTCGAAATAGCAGTTTCGCCCTCGAACTCAATTCCAGTGAGAGACTGAGAGGCTATAACATAGAAGTCATCTGTGCCTAGCGAATCGAACAAACCATTTGTCGTTTCTGTTTTAAAATTTTCTGTAATAATTTTTGCCATTATTTCTTCTCTATGTTAATCTGAAGAGCGTTGCTCTTTAGTATATTCTCCTATTATGTATGGATAAGCGGGGTCACCAAGAGTAATAGACGAACTATCTGAACTAGGCTCAAATGTTAAAAAGTATGCATATGTTCCAGTTTTAAAATCTGGAGTTTTGCAGTATCTACCATTATACTGATCTAATGTTCCCTGACCATCAACCTTATACTCATAGTCTTCAATAAAGCTACCCTTAGAAAATCCACCAACTCCAGTTGGAGGCCTAGGATTTAATTCTTTACTTACCATCAAAAATATTTGTTCATCCGACTTTTTCTCCCAACTAGATACCATTGGAATCGCTGTACTATTTTCTGGGTCGAGTGCATTACTATACCCATACGGACCATAAATGGGGTGACCATCTAAAGCCCATCCTATTATCTTAGAGTGACCCTCTGGGAAATCACCAACGGCAGGGTGTCTTAGATAATCATTACCAAAGCTACTTCCAGAATAATAAGGACTAGTATTTTTAAATAAAGCATTTGGTCTTATTGGTGTACCAAATCCTTCTACATAAAAAGAGTTGCTTCTGTATCTATACTCATTGAAATTACTTTCTGGTCTTCCACCTGCCTCATCTAAAGCAGAAATGTTTGGGTGAACAGCATTAAATCTATATCCAAGTGGAGCAGGATTACCCGAAACTGGATTATGTTTTACTCCTGGTGGATATATTGCTACACCATTTACCGATACTGCTATCGCTTCATCATTATCGTAGACAGATTGTGCATTATTAGTACTAGTATTTCTATCGCCAGCACGATATTTGATCGTATATTTTTTTTCTTGATCTTCAATCCTTTTATTAACTTCAACATCTGGACCGTCTATATCGTCTGCGAAATTTCTCGCACCCGTATTAGTAGGTGTGGTTCTGTTAATACCAGTCGGGCCTCTTGTCGTACTGCCCGCCTTTGCTGGGTACGGATCACCATCAGTGGTTATAACTAAAATAGACATTATTATTCTTGCCCCTCGTTCACTTTTGTAACTGTAATTGCAACCAATCGTGCATCATTGTCAGCTATGTTGTCATCTACGTTGATTAGTGTAACATTGGTCATCGAGACTGCTGTACCTACACCAGTCAAAGTAAACAAGTTAACATCATCTTGAGATGACGAAACAGTATAGCTACCGGCGACTAACGCAGGATTACTCTGACCACTATCACCAAGTCTAATGATGTCACCATCGAATAGACCATGATTAGCAGAAGTCACTACATCATTACTTATTCCAGTAGCAGTGATAGCCCTCTCAGCATCAGTTATGAAGTCTTTATTCTCAAGTGTAGTATCAACGACTTGTATCTGCTCACCCTGTAATGTAGATTCAGACCTAAGAATGCTTGTGTTAACTGCAAATCTGACTACATCTGCATCAACATTAGAACCTAATATGTTATCACTATTTATCAATGGTGTGCTAAACATTTTTGTTCCAGTAACACCTACTACATCTTTTACTAGAGGAGTGTATATTTCTGGATCAATCATAGATGATATATCATATGAGTACTCTTGATAATAGTCATTATCATGTATTCTAGTTTCTTTCTCACTCAAGAATGAATTCCTACTCTTCCATCTACCCAAAGTATTACCCTGTCCAAGAGTTCTGACCTGGGCGCTACCTACAACTTTTTCAAATCTAGGGCTTTCTGGCATTGTATTAACTATATTAATAACTTCACCATCCGAGAACTTATATCCTGTGTGTGTCACAGCAATACTCTTGATCTGTCCAGTGTCATAGAATGCTGGGCCTGCAATCACTGCATTTGCTCCCATTGGTAAAGAGTCTTCGTCTATTCTTATTCTAGTGATGTTTCTATCTTTTGCTCTAATTCTAACCGGTACATTTTCATCGAAATCGTAAAAACTTTTGTGTCTAAAGTGAAAGTCTTCTTCTTCTCTTTTCACGAACTCAGCCTTAACTGTGTAGAACTCATCTTTGAGTTCAAAAGTAGTCGCACTTATTCCATACTGAGGCGCCAAAGGGTCTAGATCGGGCACAGTTGGTGGTATATCTGCAACGGCATCTTTACTTAAACTATTAATAGTGTCTATTGTTTGATCTTCTATGATTATTTCTTGCTCGACAACTTCACCTTCGGTTAAAGTAAAGTCTGAAGTGTCAAAGTTAACTATATAATTTTTCTTATTGAATCTAGCTATTGCTTCGTTTACGATATTAACACCAACATCGTTCTCATAGTCTGTTCCGGGGTTATCTTCTTTTAACTCAGATATGCTTCCTAGAGTGAAAGTATACTTAGTAAATGCATCTCTATATTCTGTATCTACTGTCTCGATAGTTTCACCAGACAAATCATATTGACCATCTTGGAACGCATCAGTTGCATTAACATTACCAATAGTCTCTAACTCAATATCATAGAGAAGATCAGTAATGATAGTTACAGTTTCGTCATTATCTGTAGCAGATATATCAAACGATGTACTATCATTAAACGGTCCGATACCAACACAATGAACAGGTCTACTAGCCTTACCATTTATTAGACCTATAAACTCTGGATTTGTGCCTATACCAGTAATTGGTAATCTATCACTTTCTGTGCCAGCAGGAGTTACGATAGGGTCTGTCATCAAACCCTCGACATTATATAGACCTAAGTTTACTGGTACTGTATTATTCACATTACTGATAAAACCATTGCCATCCACTTGTTTTGTTATAAAGTTCACATTAGTTGCGGTAGAAGAATCAACTTTTAATAAGTCAATAACAACACCACTTCCAGTTATCTCACTTGCAAGAGAACTTTCTGAATTAGGAGTAAACTTCTTGCTAATGTCATAGAATGGGAAGGCGTCAACAACTTTAGGTGAACCATAGTTTCTGGTTAACGTGTGACCACTACTCAGCGTGTTGTTATTCTGAAACTCTACTAATTCATTACTAAGTAGGTCATAAGAAGTATAAAGCTGAACATGGTCATCATCTAGTTTTTTGATGTAGTAATCTCCACCAGACAATGCATCAACAAGATTTGCCAAACCAATAACACCACTTCCGGGCGAAAATATCACCTTATCTCTCGTGTCAAAATTGTGACCTATGATTTTTATTGAATGATAAAGTTCTTCTGGAAGATCAAATAGAGAATCAGAATCAACAGTACCATTAATATCATCCGCCGCAAAGGTAGAAGTAACGCTAGATATATCAGGCAAAGGGTAACTAGCAATAAACTTATCACCAAGTAATGGAACAGCATCTTCTGTAGCACCACTCCAACCTAGAGCATTCCATAAAACTGGCGATAATGCACCGACATCTTTAATAAAGTATGTTCTTCTAGGAACGATACCAGTAACCACTGCTTCGTCAACGCTATCGCCAGGGTTTGGATCAGCAATGATAGTAATCTCTGGAGCAGTATCTAAAGGTAAGCCTAATGCCACCCACTCTGAATATGAAGTATCACCTAAATCAAAGAGTAGATATTCTCTGCTAGGCAGTAAGTTTGTTTTTATAGTAGTCGAATATACTTGATTAGAAACATTGGTCGGAGCAACTGGTACATGATAAGCATCATAATACTCATAATTTGGTGTACCTCTTTTAGGGTGAGGGTTGCCGGCTACAATATCATCTGGATCGGGGTTATCAGTTGTGCCAGTATTATCTGGATGAGGAAACGCATGATCAGTTACATCTGGATATTCTGGGGGTGTTTCAAATGAAGTACCAATCGTTAACTGCGGTACGAGATCAACTTGATCTAAGAATCGATACATTCTAGCAAAAACTTGTTTAGCAACACTGAAGATACAGTCGTGTCTTGCAAGTGTAGTAGCGTCTGTTGTCACATTTCCTTCAATTGTCAGTGTGTCTATATCAGCATTTGAGAAAACAAAGTCAGTACCAGATACTCCTTTAGCGGCACCAATCTTTTTCCAATCAGCGTCTGTGAGTGTAGTACCCGGTGTTACGATTGTATAGTGCTGACCATGTTTAAGATCAGCAAGACTTAGAGTGTTGAACAACTCACCAAGCCCACCAGTTGATCCACCCGGACCTGCGGGTACTGGAGCAATTGTAGGAGTACGATCTGGAGTTTCAACATTAAGTTCGGCCTGATTAGCAGTACCAACAAATCTCAAGTCTGGAAAAGTCTCTAAATTTTGACCACTTGTTTCGATAAGACCTTCGATAACGTGAATGTTGCTAATCAACTCTGCGTCATTGATACCATTGTTCACTGACTGCATATACTTAAATAGAAATTCAAAATCAATATCACTTACTTTTGTAGAAAGTGTAGATAAATCACCATCTTCTGTCAGACCTGCAAAGCTACCAATAATACCACCATCGTCATCTTCTAGTTTGAAGTAAATATCTTTGGTGACTTGTGTTAAAATATTAGGTACGTCAAATGGTCTTACTGCTGTTGGATTTATAAATCTACTCAGAGCATTGTAATAGTTATCGTAGATGATGTTTCTGTATGCACCAGTGTTAGTTCGATATGTACCAGACAAAAACTTAAATATATCTTCTCTAGTCGATCTTGTTTCTACAAATAGAAGTGGATGTCTATAAGCGATTACTCTTGCCGCACCATTCACACTATATTGCTCACTAGTGCTTGTTCTATCATCATGGTCTACTGTAGAGCCAGGGAATACGAGTAAGTCGCCAGGAGTAACATCTATTCGAGTACTATTTTTAATAATGATTACTCGGTTACTAATACCAATATCATTATAGAACTCAATACTTGGGCTAGTGCCTGGTTTGATATAACCAAATCCACCATCAATAATTTCATAGTCAATACTACCAATTGCTTCAGCACTAATTTCAGAGACTACTCCGTTAGCACCAACACCATTTTTTAATGACCGTAACTCTATCAGATCACCAACTCTGTTACTAGGTAATCTGTTTTGATTTGAAACATCGACATTTGATATAGAACCATTGATAAGTTTACCCACGTTGACAATAGTTTCTACGTTGTCATTATCAGCAGATATAACCTCAAGAGAATCGTTTACAGTAAACTTGCCTCTTAGATTAGACAGATATACAATAGGAACAACTGAACCTTTAATGTTTACAAATACAATGTCGTCAACAAAAGCAGACGCACTTGACAAGTCACCACGAATTGTATTACCACGTTGTATAGGATAACCATCTACATCATATATTGATTTCATTTCAAGAAATTCTTCACCACCCCATAAAGAGTCACTTGCTCTTAAAACATTTAGAGATGGATATTTGATTTCGATGTTCTCATTAAAGAACATTTTGAATATAAGTTTTAAACTTTCTTCGTTACCCTTTCTTGTGTACAGGTCTCGTATGTGCTTTAGAATAAAACGAACATCTACTTCAGACTCGAATGGTAAACCAGAAAGATATTTCTTCTTGTAGTAAACAAGAAACTTGTCAAGAGTAGTATCAATATCACCTATTTTAGGAAGGTCACGATCTAGTTCTTCGTCAAGATGCTCATAATAAGCCTCAAGAAAACCAACAAATATATCGCTATGCTCACGATAGACAGCCGGAAACTGGCTTGCTATGTCAGAATAGATATTGTCTCTTACTTCAACACTCATTATATTATGATTCCAATGATTTGACCGTTACATTTATATCCTCACCACGAATCACAATAATACGATCTTTAGGCGGAACAATATCTTTGTTAGATGTGTTTGCAGTAAACTTAATTGATTTGCCCACAAAAGCACTAATTGTTAAATCAATTAATCTAATCTGACCTTTCTGATAATCAACAGTACCAATGCTAGGCTTGAATACTCGCTCAGTATTACCATCAGCAACTACAAGCATCATGTTACCATTACCATCATCTTTACATGTTACTAAGTTGTTTTCTACAACAAATCGTGTACTACTTATTGCAGGCTGAAATGACTCAAATCCATTGTCTTCGTCAAATGGATAAGGCTGAATTAATTGTGCCTCATAAGAGAATGATGGTGACGCAGATACATCTAAGTCTGGAACATACTCAATGATAGGCTGAGTAAAGATATCAGTAGATACAATAGATGGATCAAGTGCATCAAGATATGCCGCTAGTCGAGACTGTCTTAATGTCTTATTGAAGTCGTTAAGATACTGATTGTTGTATGTTATTAGAGCATCATTAACTTCGTTCTGTATTTGACCCGGCGACTTAGCAGTAAGTTGTGGATCATAAGTAACAGTTACATTCGTGTCAACGAACTCAAACTTCGCTGTAATAAAGATAGGCTCAATTGTGAGTGGAGTCTTATCTTGTAGGAAGCGTTTAAAGTTAGCAATCTCATAGTCAGCAACACCCTCACCACCAACTACGTCAACCGAGATGATGACTTTACCAAACTGTGGTGGATCAACTTCATCACCACCATATACAGAGATTGCTTGTATATTAGGAAAACGAGAACGTAGTAGAGTCTCATAGTCTTTTCGTGTAATTGCTCTCTCTTGTATTTGAGTAGACTTTGGTGCAAACGCCCGAATAGATTCAATGTCTTCCGCATCTCTTCCGCCCGAAGATGGAGCAGTTACTACGATGTCTATTGAACTTGCGCCGCCAAAAGCGCCCAAAGTCAATGAAGTAATTCCGTTAGCGGCGGCGCCAGCAGTCACTCTATATGATACTATAATAGAATCAGTAATAGTTGGTTCAGCACCAAATCTGTCTTTTCCGAATTGTATAGAATACTTGTCATCGTTCTCTGCTTGTAAGTAGAACACTTTGTCAATAGCAGATACGCCTGTGATATCTGTACGATAAGTATACTCAGTACCATTCACAGTCAACATAATACTGCGTGTATCAATGTTATCGTTTGATAGTAGGGTATCACGAGAAGTCAATGTCTCGGTAATCTTACGCCCCTCATAGATTTCTATATCTGCAAGAAATACGTTTTCGTTATCAGTCGATCTTATAGCACTATATGATATATCAGTTAATAGATTATATGTCTTATTACCACAACGACCAATGAGTGCAGTGCCTTCTGGTATGTTAAAGTAGTTACTTGGATTATTTGGATAAGTGATAGCAAGTGTTGCTGTGGCTCTTGCACTACGTCTACTAGTAGGTAGATAGTTTAATTCTTTTGCATGTGAGATAACACTATTACGTTGAGAGGCACTATCAAGAAACATTTCAGATATAGCCATATTATAGTAATAGCTATTATAGAATGTGTTATACGATAGTATATCTAATAGTACATTCATGTTTGCGCCTTCGTAGTCGAAGTCTTTGAATTGTACTTGATTCTTTAGGAACTTTTTAAGTTCTGCTTTTGTGCCATCGAAGTCTAGATTCGTGATTGGCGAAATATCTGTCATTATCTTACCCTACCAAGATCGATTGTGATTGTTGAGTCTCTATTACTATTTATTACGCTGAATACGATAGTAGCACTCAGTTCATTTCTATCTATGTTACCGCCTATGATAACATCTTTTACTATACAACGAGGCTCAAATGTTTTAAGTGTGTTCTTTATATTCTCTTTTATAATAAGAACTACATTGGGTGTAACATTCTCGAATAACGATCCTCGTATATCACAACCTAGCTGTGGTTGAAATAATCTCTCTCCACGATCTGTCATTACGAGATTCTTAACTGATTCTTTTACAGCGGCTTCATTTACTTTTCTTGCAAGATCAGCACGACCAGGCACTGTCTCTAGATTTGAACTAAAGTCAGAGAAAAATTCTACTACTTTCTGTCTTGGTTTAAGTGACATATGCTGTATCCTATTATAGTCGTATTATATATTTATAGCGTATTATGAACGCTTCTTTCTAAAGCCATCAATATCATGCTTCTCTGTTAATTCTTTTATACTTGTAAGTGCTTGTCCACTAAATCCAGATACCCATGAACGTCGGGCACTCGTGTCTAAATGTAGATGATTTCTATATACACCAATACCACCAAAGCCTGCTCTACTAGCGGCTACAATAGTGTCATCTCTATTTGATTCAGTGACAGTAATATCTACAGCATATCCAGTGTTGTGTATTGTATTTGATACGCCACCCATTCTCTTTGGATTTCTTGACTTGGCTGTCTTTGCAGACTTTACTTCATATGACTCACCAGTCTGTCTAGCTGTTCTTATCAGTCTTACCCACACCATATCATTAACGCCCTGAAACTCCTTATCACTTATTACCTTTGATGAGAATGTAATCGTAGACATGACTTGAGTAGCGTCTGGATTCGAATTAACACTTGTTACAAGACCGGCTTCTTCTGGTGTCATACCAATCTTAGTAAGAAAGTCTGCTTCTTGATCAGAGGGCGGTGCCTTAGAGTTCTTTACAATGATGTCTTGTTTCTTTGATTCTCGCTCTTCATCACTGATTCGTATAGCACCATACTTCACTGCTTTCTGTGTATTTACGGCATTCTGGCTCTGAAGTACCCGGGATTCTGTCGCAAGACTTCCAGCGAATCTTTGCATTTTAAGTGCTGGCTCCATGAGTTTTGCTTGTATATCACGAGCCATTTGACATAGACGGAATATTATGTTAGCAATGTTTTGTGGAGTAAGTCTTTCGAATTGATCAGCTAATTTAACTACTAGCTTTTCCATGTCTTGTATGATAGACTGTATTGTAGCATCTTGCATATAGTTGTTAATGTCTTGTATGATCTTACCAACCTTCTTCATGACAGCCATCGATGCTTTATACATGCCATATACAGCACCAAGAACAGCGGCAACTGCGGCTGTTGCTACATCTCTAGCGGCTTTCACTGCTTCTTCAATAATCCTCTTGAGTATATCTAATAGTGTCTGTAGTATGCCCTTCTGTTTAATACTCTCGGCTAACTTCTTAACATCTTTCTCTAGTAGATTCTCGACTTGACTTAATAGTGCCTTACCAGTATTGACAAATGCAAATATCTTTGTTACTTTCTCTAGTACATCATTATATACACCACATATAGAACTAGATAAGTCTTGACCAAGATTCATAGCGAAGTTAAGGTCTAAGTCTTGCATTAGCTTATATACAATCACTGGATATAGAGACTTTCTACCAGATAGAATGGCTAACTTATCTGATAAAGACATATCACCACTAGCACCATACTGTGTATCTTGTAGTGCTAATGTAGATGCCACAATAAAGCTAGAAGCAATTGCTGTACCACTTCCACTCGTACCCTGTATACCATCAATGTTACCTGTTGATGAATTAAAGTCTTGTGGATTATCTAA